TAGTGGTGTTCCCGGCAACGATTAAGTTGATCCGATCGGTTCCAACATTGCTGCCCGACGCGCCGGAAGTGTCCAACAATCCGATCCCGCCATCAACCGCCCCCGTCAGGATCGCCAAGTCCGATACGTGAGTTATCTGCCCCTGCGCGAAGGATGGCCCGGTCCCACGGATGAAGCGCAACCCCGCCGTCACAGTGTTCGGCATATAGAGACGCGTCACGGCCGTTCCCGAGCCCTTGACAGTGGCTGAAACCGTGCCGTTGGGAATGGTTATGGTATAGCCGGTTGCCGATTTGAACGTACCTGGCGGGAACTCGATACAAACGCCAGCGCTCGTCATGCCCGCGACGACGGCGGCATTGAAGGCGGCGGTGCTGTCGGCCACCCCGTTGGGGTCCGCGCCATACGCCACCGGGTTAACGCATTGCGGCGAAGCCCCCGTCGCAGGGGAGAAGGTATGCTCAATGCCGTTGATCCATACCGAAAGACCCGAGACCGGCGGATTGCCGCCAACCACAATCGCGGGGTTCCCCCCAATGTTGGCATCAACACAGAAGTAGCTGAAGGTCGCCGAAAGCGGTGCGTCGGGCGTGCTGTAGGCGCAGTTGTGAGCCCCAAGCGGCCCGCTACCGCTCCCCGGTAAGGGGCTGCGGTTTTTCTGTAGGGTCTCGCTAAAGCCGGTTCCCGTCGTGCCGGCTACAGAATAACCGCTGGCATTGCCGGCATCCATAACCGGCGGAACCCCGCCGTTTCCGCCGCCGACATACATCGGGGCATGCCCCAACTGCCAAGGGCCAGACTGAATGACAGCTTGTGCGTGCGCCGCCGTGGCGGCGAGCACAAGTCCAGCGGCGAGAGTCCAGTGGCGGATCATTTTTTAGCGGGTCCGCCCATCGTCGGCATATGTGACTGAGAGGGGCGCGCCGCCGGTGGAGCGGCCGGAGCGGGTGGCGCGGGTGGAGCCGCAACTTGTGCGGCGGACTGCGCCAATTGCTCTTGCATGTTCAGCCACTCGAATAGCATGACCTTCTCGGGGCCGCGCAGCTCGCGGTCGGCCCACTGCGCCATCTCGTTCAGCTTCGCCTGGTCGATAACGATCGGAGCAAAGGGTTTGGGTGATGCGGCCAATGCTGCGGTGGTGGCGAGCAGCGGCAGCGCCACGGCCAGCGTAGCGATCTTTCTCATCGGACTCCTGACGGCTAAGTTGAGGGTTTGGCGGCCGGCTTTTCGGCCGGCTTTTCGTCTTTGGCTGGTTTGGCGGGCTCGGGACGCTTTTGCGCCTCAAGGACGGCCTCCAACTCGTTGACTCGGCGATGGCCGGTGTTGACCGCGTCGAGCAATTCTTCGATGCGGTGCGCCTTATTCTTTTCATCCGCCTCTAGATTGGCGATCTTGCCCTCGGCTTCGCGGGCGGCCTTTTCCAGATCGGCGATCTTCTGCGCCTTGGCGCCGGCGTCCTTCTCGACTTCCATAAGGCGGGCGCGGCTGGCTTCGAGCAGCCCCATCATTTCCGCCATGCGCGACGGCTCGCTCATTCCACCGGGCCACTCGGCAACCCGCTCGATCTTTTCCGGCACGGCCGGGTATTCGTGATCGGGCAGCTTCTGATGGTGCGGGCCAACCTGCGAGACATGGATGTGAACGATATCGCCCGGCTGGCGCAGCACGCCGGCGCTGTCGGTTCCTTTGGTCAGCAGCTTGTAGGGGTGCAGTTCAGACGTGTCTTCCACCGGCAGCTCCACTACGTTGGCAGGGCCGATATACGAATCGCTACCCTCCCAGTCATTGATGCGGTTGATGTGCGTCAGCCCAAAGTTCGGGTGACTCCTGAAGTCGATATGGCTTCCGCTCGGTAGCGGCTGGGCGATCTTCATTCTCTGTCCGTATGGAAGATAAAGGGCCGCCTGGCTTTGGCGTAGGATCGACCAAAACGCTGCCCGCTCTTCACGACAGGCGGCGGCTCATGGGTCACGGATGGCTCCGGGACCGGCGGCGGCGACGGCTCAAATTCTTCTTCTTCCTCGGCCTCTTCTGCGGGGTCTTCTTGGCTCTCGTCCTCAATAGCCATTATCTCAAACTGGCATTCCAGACGCCGCCCCTGATCGCCATCCCCGACAAAGGTTACGCGCGCGAACCCGCGAATATCCAAAAGATCGTCTTTTTCTGGCATCTCTTTAATGCCGAGCTTCGTCAGGATTCTCTCATCAAAGGATATCCGCTGCCCTGGATGAAATTGCGGCCCCTGCGGTATGGCCGGCATGGCCATGTCGAGACGGTCGTCATCGTCCAGTTCCAGGCTAACAAACTTCGTCCAGCCCATCAGCGCTCGCCTTCGCGCTTCTCTTCGGCTTCGCTGCCAGTCCCGCCCTCAGCGCGCTCTTCCGCACCCTCACTCATCTCGCGCCCGTGTCGATCGCTAAGCTCAGCATGATCTTTTTCGTGACGGTCATGCATATTGCGGTGTTCGGTACGATGACGACCGTGCGTGTCGCGGCGCTCTTCCTCATGCTTTTTGCTTAGCGCGGCGCGCTCTTCGGCGTGTCGCGCCGCGACCCCACCGCCGCGCACATCTGACATCGGCTCGGACTCGCCCTCGCGCTTTTCCTCGGCTGCGCCGCCGGTTCCGCCTTCGGCGCGCTCTTCCGCACGCTCGCTGCCGCGGCCCCGATTGTAGCGATCACGCAATGCCATCAGCCGGCCCTCGAATGCTTGTACGGAACCCGTCCAGCAAATGGCTTTAGGGCGGCGGCATGCTCGCGCTCTTCCGAGAGGTTGTGCTTCAGCACTTGCTTTAGCTCAGGGCTCGCGTTGGGGATGCGTTCGCTATAGGCAGCGACGGCCTCATGCTCCTCGCCGAGCGAGCGCCGCGCCAGCTTGCGATCACGCAATGCCATCTCAGCCTCTACTGATCACTGCGCGGCCCCCGGCTGTGCTTGTAGGGCACCCGCGGCTTTTTCATCGCGTCCGATAGTTGCTCGGTCCCGGCGTCAGCCTGGTTAAAATCTTTCGCGACGCTCTGCGGAATCCCGGCCTTCTTCGCGAAGTCGGGATTGTGACTAGCGGCCGCCATGAACCTGGCCTGTTTAGGGCTCGTGCTCGGCATGGCCTACTGGACGCGGTACCAAGTGCTCGTGGCCGCGATGTAGCGCCAGCAGTATGAGATTCCAGCGGTGCCAGCCGTCACGGCCGTCCCGACAACGGTCTGCCCGGTGTTGGCCGTCATCGTGACCGCCGATTGGGTCTGCGACGAAAGCCAGCAGAACTCTTGACCGGAGCCGGGATGCGCCGGGAAGGTAATCGCGCCGGTCGCGAGCGTGCCAGCCGGATTGAGGAACAAGAGCGAGACGTTGTCGGCGGGCGTAATCGCGAACGCCGTAACCGGCACAACATCGGATTCATTCAAAAAAGCCCCGAGCATGCCGGGGTGCGCATAACCAGGCGGGACGCTGCCGACGCCGTGGCGGGCGAACATAACGGCGTCGTCTTGGTTCATTGCCGGCGCAATCGGCGCGCCCGACATCGGTGTGACCGCCGGGCCGGTTTGCGCAAAAGCCGCCGTTGAGGCCAGCAAGACCGCGAGAAAGGCGAGATGTTTCATCAGTGTGACCGATCCCAAGCGTTATTGCTGGCTGAGTAGAGATAGCAGTACTGGCTTGTCGCCGAGGTGGACGCGACACCATCATTCAGGGTGACGCCGGTCGGCAGGGTGGCGCTCATCGTCAGCGTCGTAATCGCCGGCTTGGTGTAGAAGCAGTTTTTCTGCCCGTCGTAGGGCGCGGGGTTGAGCGCAATCGTCAGCGCCGTAATAGTCCCGCTGCCACCTATCACCATCTCGGACTGACCCTTCTGAAAGGTCATCGTGCCCGAAGTCGGCGACGCCTTCTGATAGCCTGCCACGCCGGTCGCGAGCGGGATGTAGGGCGAGCCCACATAGCTGACGATCGTGCCGACTTGCGCCAACGCGATGCCGGCAGCAAAGGCCAACCCGACGCCAAACCCTGCGGCTATTGATTTACGCACAACGCCCCTCCGGTGTTCATCGTCAGCGGCGCTTGGTGGTCTGCCGTGTAGGAAAAGCCATTGCCCGCCGTGTTCATCGTCGGCGGTGTCCCGCAAGTCGTCACCACATAGGCGGTCGCAAACGTCGTCGTGGTCGATTGCGTCCAGGCTGGGCGCACCACCAGCGCGCCCGCAATCAGCGCCGCCGCCATGACGATAGCCGTCGCGATATTCATCTCTACCCGTTCTGCCTCGCGGGTGGCGCTATGCTGCCAAGCACCCGCACGTCCGTATAGGCCGGGCCGCCGCCATTGCTCGGCAGCGCCTCGCCGTCCTCATCGATCACCAATGCGCCAAAATTTGGCCGTTCGGCCGCGCGATCCTTGCGCTGTTGAATTGCGCCCCCGACCACGACATGGCCCTGATCGGTCAACCCAATGTTGGTATCGACACCAACCTCTGCCGGCGCTTGGTTGCCGATCGACTCGCGGAACGCCGCCATGATGCGCTCGGCCCAGTCGCCGGCAATCACTCGGCCATTCGAGTCCGAATAAGTGTCGGTCGGCTCCATTGCCAAGTTCGGCACTAGCGGCCAGCGAACTTTTGTTGCCCGTACCTGATTGTCGCGACCGCGCTGCAATGGTTCGATCAGCGTCTCGCCATCCGGCGTCGGCAGAATCGTCTTCGCCACCAGCTTGTAAATGGGGGTTACGCCTTCGGCATTCGCCTCAATCAGCAATGCGCGCAGCCGCGCCGTCGCGATCCGACGGGCTTCGGTGATTTCCGCCGGGATGCGCTGCATCCCGGTGCCCTGATCAGTCAGCTCAGCAATGGCCATTGCCAAGGCGCGGGGATCAAACATCCCTGCTGTCGGAGAGGAGGAAATCTGTGCCGCAGCCGTCTCGGCTACACTTGGGGCCAAATTTGCCACAACGGATTGCATCGCGAGCTTGACAGCGGCATCCACCGCCGCCTTGAACTCAGGCCGCTCCGTTACCTCGATCGCCTCTTGGACTTCGGGCGGGCGCTTGCGGACGATCGGCGGCAATAGCCCCTGCGCCCGCTTTTCGGCGGCAAGGCGCTTACCTTCACGCACCCGCGCAAGAAATTCCTCGCGCGGCACGCCCGCGTGGTTCGAGTGCCCCGGCATCAGCGCCGCACCACGTAATTCGTTTGCACCGGATAACCACCGTAGCGAAGGCTGCGAAAGACCCGATTGAGTGGGCTCGTGAACACGGTAGGTTGTTTTAGCCTCTATCTATACAACTATTTAGCGAACGATGTAGTTATTTGCAGCAAATTTGTTCTGCAGATCGTCGCGGCCCTGAACCATGAAGGCGGCGGCTACCGTGCCAGCCGTCACGGCGGCAGACGAGACAGAAACCAGACGAATAAACCGGGGAGTCGGCATGTCGGGCGGGGTCGGCGGCATCGCCATACGCAGCACCGAATTGGCGGGCAACTGCGCCGGGGTCTTGGATCCGGTCTCGGCAAATGTCTCTGGCGTGCCGGGCTGATAGCCGCCAGACAAGCCGGTATCGATCGCACCCTGAAGGGCAAAGTTGTTGTCGCCACCGAGCGGCGCGGTGCCGATGTTAATCTGAAGATCGAGCTTCCAGATGCCGATCCCAACATCTTCGCCAAACACCGTAGTATTGCCGATGATGTTCATCGGTGCGGTTCCGACCCCTTGACCGAGCAGGTCAATCCACTGGCCAAGTTGAGTCGTAGCGACACCGCCGACCACCATCGAGGCCGGCACGCCTGCCGGGACAAAGGTTAAGCTTGCATCGAGCATCATTGGCGGATGGCCCTTTAGGTCAGCGCGGATTCGGTGACGAGAATTTGATCGACGATCTTGATCGGCACACCGCGCCACCCGGTTGTCGGGTTGCCGGCGTAGTCGTTGATCGACTGTAGGACGTTGCGATTACGCATCGACTGGATGTCCATCCAGTGCCGCGAGGTACGGTTACAGTACCAGACCGGCCGCACGCTCGATCCGGGATCGCGCGGCGCATCGGTGCGGTTGATGCCCGACAGCTTGCCTAGTGCCGGCGGCAGGATCACCGCCTCCGCCATCAGGGCGAACAGGTCGGGCGCATTCGGGCCGGCAAGGCCGGCCGCGGTCGTGTCGATATTGGCGATCCGCACCGTATAGCGCCAATCTTGCGGGCAGAGCCCGACGCGCTGGCGGAACCAGACCGTGTATGCCTCAAAGCGATTGCCGAGGCTGTCGTAAGCCGGGACAGTCTGACCCTTGTCCTCCATCGTCAGTCCGGCTTTCGAGCGCTCGGGATAGACGCCGTAGAGGGTGCGAGGCGACCAGCAACATAGCCACATCGAGGTATTGGACGCGCCGGTTCCACCAGCATTGATGACGTTGGTGGCGTTCTTCGCGGTCGCGGGGTTGATCGTGTTGTAAAAGCTCGCCAGCCCCATAAAGGCCGACGGATTGCTGACCGAGTTGCCGTACATGAAGGTCTCGGCGACGGTCTGCGACATGCCCTCCAGAAAGGCCATGTCCTCGCTCTCACAAAAGGCTTGGGGATTACCCGAGTCCTCCGCCAACTCCATATCGACCTGGCTGTAATCCTGTAGCGACGCTACCGCGACGCTCGCCTTGCCGGTCGTGCTTTTACTGTATGGCACGCCTTGGTTGTACGAGCGGTAGTATCCGCCGGGGATCGAGGTGCGAAAAACGAACTCATGACGAGTCTTACCGTTCGCTTCCACGTAGGGTATGTCGTCATTCATCTCGTTAGTTTGAGACAGCAACTCGGCGATCTCAGGGATTTCTCCCTTTGGATCAAGCCTCGTGCTCACATCGAGAAGGGTCGGCCAGGAGCCTGTCGCCATCTATTTAACCTGCCGGCATAAAAGCGCGTTGATGGCGCGCTAAAGCTCTGACAGGCTGGCGTCAATCGTATTGAGGTGTACTATACTACTTAGGCGGGAGGGCGCCGCACTAACACCTTGTCGGTCATCAGCACATGGTAATAGCTGAGCGAGATGTTGTAGCGCTCCAGCAGAATCTTTACGGGCGTTCCTTTGGCCCGTTCAGCGATCAGTTCAGCACGGATAGCGGTACGCTTTTCAGGCGGGACTTTGTAGGTTCGCGACGACTTGGGGATCGCGCTGTCGGGGATTTTAAACATCAGCCGTTCGCGACACGACCACGCCCTCTCGAATAGCGATAACTGATCCGCCCTCCCTCGCCCTGCGGAGTGGGGCGCTGATTGCCGGGCGGTGGCGCGGCGGCGGGGCCGGGCGGCACGGGGTCGGCCATGATCTTGCCGAGCGTCACCATTGCGCGAAAGAACTCGGGATTGTCGCCCATGCCGGTCAGTTCGAGCGCTTTATCGAACGCGGCGAGGCGTTCACGCGGCACGATCGCCAGGATGCCTTTGAGTGCAAGGCTTCGGTTGGTGTCAAACCCAGCCCCCCCAAGCTCGGGATCGCCTTTGATCTCTTCCTGCCAGCCACCACGCATCTTGCCAAAGCTGTCGTGCTGATACTGTAAGGTGGCGTTATCATGAGCCTCCAGGGCCGCCACGTGCAGGCCCATCAGCTTCTGTGCGACTTCGGGCGCGATACCGGACTCCCGCGCCAGCCCCACGAACTGATCCAGCGCCTCTTGTGGAAACTCGCGGCCTTCGGGTAACTCGAATTTGTACTCGACCTCAACCGGCTTCTCGCCTTCCGGTTTGGTGTCGTCAGGCTTAGCTTCTTCAGTCGCTGGCGGCGCCTCACCCTCGGGCTTAACCTCAGCGAGCGACAGCAGCGTCGGCTCGTCGGTATGCGGCTTTACCTCCGGCGGCGGCAGCTCGGTCGGCGTCTCGCCCGCAGCCGGTTCAGGCGCTGCCGGCCCCGGTTCCGCGGGTTGCGGCGGCGGCTCTACTACGACTGCGGGCGAAGGCGGCGCGACGGCCGGATCGGGCGGTGGCGCGTCTTCCGCGTGGGTCTCAGACATCCTCGTCCTTTCGCTTGCGCTGCGGCTTGGGCGGCGGCCGAAGCTGCGGGTCGTGCTCCTGCTGCATCAGCACAGCACCGGCAAAGTCGTGGCGCTGTAGATCGCGTAAAAAGCGCAATCCGCAATCGCGCTCGCCAGCCCGATACCATGTCGCGCTCTCTTGCGGAAAGCCGTTTGGCCCGTTGGCGAATCGGTCGCTAAACGGGTGACAGCTTTCGATAAACTGCCACACACAGCGGCGGCCGACGGCGTTTTCCAGCACGGCTTTCCAGAAGGCCGTCTCCTCGGCGGCCCGGCGCTTGGCGCGATCGCGTATCCGCTGGGTGTCTTCGGCCTCGATGGCGATCTGGGGAATCGGTTCGTCATCATCATCGGGCAGCGCGTGCTCATCCGACATTAATGATAGCTGGACGGCACGATCAGCCCCGAGGGCAGCCGTACGCTGACCGGGCGGGTTTCACGCGAAACAGGCGGTGGCTCGGGTAGGATCATCCCGATTCGCCCGGTCGCCATATCGCGCAATTGATCAAAGTCGTAGGCCATCTTGTCGAGCGTTTCGCCAAGCTTAAGGAACAGCCGATGGGCCTCGACCCGCGCTGCCCTCGATGGCATGCCGCGTACCCAGCGGCCGGCACGCTTCGGCACACCCGACAGCGCCATCCCGAGCGTCAGCCAGCGGGCATCTTCGCGGTGGACGGCAGCTTGGCGACACGCCCCCTCAGCCAACCCGACATGGCGACACATCGCCAGATAGAGGGGACCGCGGCGCGGGTGCCAGGCGAGCTGGCGGGCTTCTTCGGCGGCCTGCTTTAGATTGGTTCTAAGGCAGTCGAATATTTCAGGGGTCGTCAGTCCCGACCCAGTCGGGACAGCCTGGGTCTCAACCCAAAGCTCTTCCTCTGCGTCCGCGAGATGCGAGTCAGACCCGTCAGCGCTAGTTCGTGCAGGATCGGCCTCAACCACGGCCAGATCAGGTGGGCCTTCAGCCATCGGATCAGTCCTCCACCATCACCGAGCTCAGCGCCGTCTCGATTTCCTCCTTGGAGCCAGAGAGGATCGGGATCGGCTGCCGGCGCGGCTCGGGCGGCGCCCACGCGGCAAGAGCGCGATCGATCTCGCCGACCAGTTTGGTAATGTTGTCGTCGTATTCTGGCGTCCAATCACATTGCTGGCCGACGAGCAGCAGGCGGAGGGCGCGCAGGAACAGCTCATTCATGGCAGGGTCCACACCATCAGATAGACGTTGTAGGTGCCGTGACACTGCATCTCGACCCCCAGCGTTTTGATCGGCACCCAATTCGGCGCGAAATTCCAAAATTCATGCCCCTCCCAGGAGTTCGCCCCCGCTGGCGTCCCGAACGGGTCAAGCGGCACTCGGCCGCCTTCGCCGTTACCGGCGTTCGAGCCGTTGTGACCAACCAGATGCTTAATCTCCATGACCCGTAGGTCGGGGTTCTCAACCTCATGGATAGAGCAATCAACCCCGCGATGGCTTGAGATGACTTGGCAGTAGACCGCCGCCACATTCGCGTTTAGCGGGAACTTGGCGACATAGACGGAACCAACCGGACAAAACGCGTCGGTCCCGTTCATCAATAGGTGGCCGGTTAGTGCTGGCATTATTGCTGCGGTCCTCCGCCGATCATTGCTTGAAGTGCTGATTGCCCACCGCCCACAGGGATTTGCGATAACCCGTGCGCCGCCTGCACGGCGGGAAGAGTCGCTTCCGCCGCTTGCTGCATCGCGGCGTGCTGGGCCGCGGCCTCATCGTTCTGCTTGACCTGATCAGGCGTGTAGAGACACTTCGCCGGGAAAAACATCCGCGCCGCGTACTCTCGCGCGCACTGCTCCAAATTGAGTATCCGCATCGGGCTCGGTAAGCTGGCCGCCAGCGCTGCTTCCTGTAGCGATCCGAGGGTGGCAAAGGTGCGCTCCATCGAGGCGGTTTCACCGGCCCGTTGCGCCATCTTCATCATCGATGTGTAGGTGATCGACACCGGCACGTTTTGCAGGCTTGGCGGTGGTGGCGGCAGCAGGTCGCGGCGCTGCATGATGTTGACGACGCGGCTAATGCCGGGCGCCACCTCTTGCTCGAATAGTTCGATGACCGGCCCGAGCTGCGTGATCTTCTCGCCGATCCGCTGCGCCAACTCCATCTCGTTGCGTGGCTGGACGCCCTCCATCTGGCTAATCATCAAAAAAACGTCGGTAAAGAACGCCTTGTTAATCCGCCCCTCGACCTTCGCAATGTCCTCGGTCAGCGGCTGCATGCCCTGTGCGTTGACCTCAAATGCGGGGTAGAATTGCTGCTTGCCGTCTTGGGCGTTGACATAAGTGATCTCGCCCGGCCGGATCGAGGACGGCTTGTTCTCCAGAGAAACGTCGCCGACCATCGGCGGCCGCACCATCTTGTCGATGTACTCGCCCTTGCGGCGCTCCTGGGTCTGGATTTGCCTGGAACCGCCGAGCGCATCCATACCGGGGCCGTGGCCGTAGGGATCATTGCTGGTCGTGCTCCAGCGCGTCGCCATAAAGGGCTTTTCGTTAAAGCCGCGTAGCGACAATGGGCCATTCGCCTGCCGGCCGCGCAGCCAGTAGAACTCGCGGTAGGGGAAGTGGTGCGGGAGAATTTGGAGCGGCTTGCCGGCCGCCGCCTTGGGCGTCAGGTCGAAATTGGGCTCGATGGCGTGTGCGACAACAAACTCCTTATCGATCGAGCCGCCGCCCTCCTGCCAAAACTTCTGAACCTCAGCGGGCAAATTTTCGAGGCCAAAGAACTCGACGATCTGCGCTACCGTATAGGTAAACTCGCGATAGAGGGTGTCGACCGATAGCCGCGCCCCACAGGCGAGGAAATATTCGCCGGCGCACGGCACATAGCCGCGGATCACATCTTCCCAATCGTCGTAGATGATCATCGGCGAGGTGCCGAACACCGCCACATCCTGAAACATCTGCGCACCGGCAGCGTACCAGTTCGATGCTGCCAGCACGGCCAGCACGCGGTCCCGGACCTCATCGAGCCACAACCGCGCCAGCGGGTCGGTCATCGCCGCCATCAGGCGCGGATTGCTCGAATCCGATATCGTCGGGTCGAGGTTGAACCACGGCCGCGACGGACTCATCAGGCCGCTGAACAACCCCGAGGCGCAAATCCGCATCGCCAAGGTGGGCGTCTCATTGATGATGCTGTCGTTGACCGGGAACCCGCGATTATAAGTATTAGCCGCCACAACCCAATGATATCGGTATGGTAACAAGAAACGGGCAAGTATAGCCCAGTGCTGCCACCAGGAGTATCGCCAGCTTCGTAGTGAAGTTAGCCGCGTCTCGCCGTGGTCAAAAAGCTCAGGCCACCACGCGGCCGTCTGCCGCCATAGTGGTGCGGGCTCGCCCTCCAACCCAGCGAGCGAGAGGGTACGCGGCCCAGCGTGCTCGTAGGGGATAAAGGGGCCGTTATCGAGCGGCATCGCCACCTCGCCGCAACATCTCTTCGATCTCGCTTTCTTCTCGCTCGACGAGCTTTTCGAGGCGCGTCAGCGCGCGTAGCATCGTCTGATGCAGATCATAATTGCGTTTTTCCAAGCGATTCGCCGCCGCCAACATGAATAGTCCAAGGAACAGCTCAATGACCGTGGTTGGGGTGTTGACCCACAACTGCCAGGAATCTGAGAAGCCCGAGCGCGGACCCAAGGAAATCCAGATCAGAACCAGCAATAAACAGACCGCTGTCGTTTGCCAGGTGCCGGCTGCTTCCGAAATTTTGTCAGCAATATCAGTAAACCGCGCGCCGATTTTTTGGCTCGCGACGCCGTGATGGAAGAGCCAAACCGGCATCGCCATTTCTAGCGGCCAGGCTGCTCTTGGTCGCCCTCGCAGCAATGCGCTATCCCCGAGCCGTTGCAGGCGGGGCAGGGCTCGATCGTGATCGTGAACGACTCATCCGCCTTATGATATCGACCCCAAGCCTCCGCCGCGTTCAACTCGCTCAAAATGGTGCCATCAGGGGCCTTGTGGCGATGGCCGAGCCCGCGGCAGGTCTCGCACCTCATGCGTACCGAACCAGCAACGGGAGTTCGCGACGCAGCGCCCACTCAAGACGCGCTGCGCCGCGGCCACGCCCAGTTAGCAAGCCAACCACCCAAGCATGGCCATTCCCGATAGGAGGGAAAATATCGCAACCGTCGCCCCGGTAAGCTGCTTCTGTCGGGTATCCGGGCTCGCCGCCCCTTGGCCCGAAGTCAACACAGTCCCACCGCTGCCAGCCCCGGCGGCCGCCGCCATCATTTGCAACGCCGCATTGCCGGCCGCCGCAACGGTTGGCGCTGCGGCGCTCGGCGGGGCTGGCGGTGGAGGCGGCGGCGCGGGTGCTGCAATCTTCGGCCCCGAGAGAAAAGGCATTTACCTCACCATCTCCACGTCAAGTTTGTTGATACCATCGCGTTCAAGTCAACGCCCCGAAGTTGCAGATGCAGCCGGTGTACATCTTCCCGTAGCTTGCCGTCAAACGGATAGGCGCTTGCCGCCGCCGCTGAGCGCGTCCACAGTTCGATTGCCGGCATCGGCCTTCCCGCTATCGTCGCCCATTGCAACTCTGCCGAGAGATATAGTGCCGCGTTCGCGATACCAAGCACCAACCACCCCGCCCGCCAGAACCGCCGCGACAAACCCTGACGCCGGGGCATGCAGCGCGAAAGAGCCGGCGGCGGTAACGAGCGACGATAGGAGCGCAGGGCGTAGTTCACCGTTGGCTTGCCACAGAAGCCATCCGGCGAGCCCGACAAATAATACAGCCCCCGCGCCAAGCTCAACCAAGCCTTGGAGAAGATCGCTATGCGCATATTGATATTGCGGCAGCGCTGCGGCGAACCACCCCAGCCCCGTCCCGCGCCATGAGATGTTGGCCGCAGCGATATGCCAGATCGTCAGCCGCTCGGCGAGGCTGGCGGATTTGCCCGATACCGACGACCATAATAGCGCCGGCATTACCAGCACCAAGGCCCACCACCGAGCCGCAGTCAGCAGACCAACCAGCGCCGCAGCAAGAGCCGTCCGCGATCCACAGATCGCGAGCGGAATGACGGCCAAACCGATTGCGACAAGGTTTGCTCGTGCGATCACCGCCCAGACAAAAACCGGCGCCGCCGTCTCGGCCAACAGATCGCGATTGCCAAACAGACCCAGCGGCTCGGACCCCGCCACCATCTCGACGACAGCCACGGCGGCCGAGACGCCAACAGCCCACAGGCAAGCGGTCATAACCGGCCTGATCTCGACCGAACTGGCCGCGATCATTACCCCCGCGAGCAGGGCAAAGCCGATCAGCTCGCCAGCACCACCCCACGGGTCCGGCGACCACGCGAGCCCGAGCGCCATCCAGCCGAAGGCGATCAGAAGGGCACCGCGGTAGCACCGCGGTAGCGGCGCGGGAGATACCGCCGACACCAGCGGCAATCCCAACGACAGCACGATCCAGCGCGCCGGCATTTCGGAATTGAACCACGGCACCCACGCCACCAAAACCAGCAGCGCCAGGCCTACCACGGGCACATGTTTAAAGGGAAAACCAAAACAGGAGGGCGATCGTCACTAAGCTTAGGACAATCGTGCGAATCGCTTCGTCTGACGCCCACAGCCACACTATCTTTAGCGACCGTGCCAGCCGTCCTTGAACCACGGACCCGGCCGGGCGGCGGCCAAACCGCGCGCGATGCGCTGATCCTCCACTATCCGGTTGGCCCCCGCCGAGACCAACAACGCGTTTATGGTCCCCAAAAGCTCCAGCATGCGGCCCATCTTGCCGTCAATCGACTGCAACAGCAGAAGGGTATCGCGATCCAACAGAATCAGTCCTTTGGGTTCGAGCGGGCCGAAGCCCCAGATGGATCCCAGAGCAACCATTCCGTTCCCGAAAGAAGCTCAGACGACTGGCGGTCCAATTTTTCTGGAGATATCGCAAGGCGTCGCTGTGGAATTAAGGGCAATACTCGCGACACATTTGCAAGCTCACGGTTTCCCGTAAGCCGCAACGCTATTCTAGCAAGCCAAAGCCCAAGGCGTTCACGGCGATCCAGCGGCTATTCCTCCGCCTTGGGGCTCGGCGGCCCAGCGCGTTCGTAAACCGCGTAATCGGGGTTCGGCTGGACGGGAACCCCGTGGGACATATCGCGCCACCACGAGCTGGGCACCCGCATACTGTACTCGTTTGGCACATACGGGCGATCGCCGCCTATCTCAAGCGCGGTATTTATGTCTGGGCCAGCGCAAATCTCCGGCGTTTTGGTGATTTCTGCCAAAAGCGCCTCAATCCGCCCGATTTTCTCGTCAATCGCCCGCAAAAGCGCGATTTTCTCGCGCAAAAGCGCGATTTTCTCGCCTTCTTGCGTCATTCTTTCGCTTTTGGTTTGGCTGGCTCGGCCCGTATCTTAAAGTCGGGATGCTGCGGCGCGATAAAGCCCTG